AATGTTTTATTAGTACCAGTAAGGTTCACGTCGCCGCCGATGTCCAGGTTCCCAGTGATGTTTCCCGTTGCGATATTCCGCAGATTTCGAGAGCCGTCTACTACTTCAGTACCAGCAACGGACAAGCCGTTTTTGGCATTAAAATTTATGTTTGACGTTGCCATCGTGGTTCCCTTTCCCCCGATAGTATCGGATATAGGTTTTCAAATTCTATTTATAGGGATTACACATTCATTGTGAATCGAGTGAATTGGATAAAGGTTCCAACTGTACCAGTCGCTCTGACCTCTACATTTCCACCCGTAAGCTCCACTGTGAATGTAGCGACAGCGTTGCCAGGATTGGTATGAACATCACCAAACATCGTTACAAATGCATCTGTACCATTATGTGTCACAATGATCTCGCTAGTAGAAACGTCACCACCATAAGAAGCGTGAACCAGATACTTAGCACCTCTGACATTTGCCGCAGTCAGAGTATCGAAAGCTTCTGTACCAGCGGTAGTTGTTAAAGTCCCAGCAGAAATACCAGTATAATCAGTAATATTAATATGGTCGTCATTGTTAAATGTCTCGATCATAATCCGATCTGCAGCTCTGATAGTGCTACTGCAGAGTAAAGCACCGTTAATGCTGGTCTCGCGATTAAGGGTGACACCTACATTGCTTCCAGACAAGAATGCATTTGTGCTCTGACCAGAGTCATAGAATCTCATATGAGCACCAGCAGCAACAACGTTACTGACTCCTCCAGCAACTCCAAAAGTTAGATTGTTGTTTAAGATAACGCTACCACCATTCAACTGAATAGATCCATCATTTGTAGCAGCATCAGATTTGATAACAAGGTTTTGGTTTGCACCTTGAATCTGAGATTTATTTGCAGCACCGCCCCAAACCAATAACTGAGTAGGATCTAATTCGATATCGCCAGCTGAAACAGACAGTCTGTTGTTGGGAGATGCACTACCAATACCAACACGGTGATTGATTTCATCCACCACCAGTGTGGAACTATCAATAGCGACAGCACCATTAACGTTTAGACCACCCATTGTAAAGGTGGCACCTTGATTTAACTTAACGGCATTGATCGTACCATCAGAAGGCTCACCAACATCAATAGTGTCACCGATAACAAGACCAAAGAAGTCGATACCAGGGTTAGGAGGATCGGAGAACGTAATCTGGTCATTATTAATTTGATAGGAAACATTTGCTTCCTGCATCACACCACCAAGTGAGATGAGAAGCTGCAAAGGCGAACCAGGGAAAATTACCTGACCACCAACACGCAAGTTGAACACAGTTGCCACACCATTGAACTGTGCAGCAACGTCATCCAATTTACGGATGTTACCAATTTTGGGTGTAACGCCTAAGTACGCCATTTCCTTTTAAAAATTATTTATTAGGTGATGATAAATTTACCATCAGTGCCAGACTGATTTTGGAGACCGCCTTGACCAGCGACTCCTCTATCAGGATCGGCACCATTTGCAGGAAGTCTATTGTTTCCTGCTGCGGTAGAACCAGCAATGATACGAGTCTGGTCAATGAAGCTGGAACCACCACCTCCACCGTGACCATTGATATCACCACTACCACCGCCACCGCCGCCGTAGTATCCAGCGCCACCGCCGCCACCAGGATAAGTTAGTAGAGCACCTGCTCTACCACCGTTTAAAGAAGCGCCGTCTAATGCATCGGTAAAACCAGCGAAACCTCCCTCGGTTTGGGAACCTCCGCCGCCACCTCTCTGATCGAACAGTTGACCAATTTGACCATTTGCTCCACCGCCAGCACCAGCACTTTGATCAGCACCAGCACCCCCGCCACCAGCTGCAATCAAAAGTGCATTTGATTGAACAGCAGAATTACGGAAGACTCCAGTGAGTCCTCCGCCACATCCACCATATTCATTACCAGAAAGACCACCAAGAGCACCACCACACTCACCACCAGAAGTGACCGATGCAGATGACCTGGGATCGCCACCACCGCCAACGCAAATATAATACTGCTGTCCAGCGATGAGTTTTAAACCACCAGCTGTATATCCAGAACCGCCACCAATACCACCTGCTTGCGATCCACCAGCTCCACCTGCACCCCACATCGTGAACTGAACAGTAAAGACAGCATCATTAACGACAACTGTCTCTAAAATATATTCTCCTCTGTCCAGAACGAGAGCGCCTTGACTATCAAGATTATGATTGATTACTGGATCACCATTTTGGGGTGTCACGCGAATAGTGCGGACAGCTTCTATGGGAGTATTTCTTATTTTAGTCGTATCGTAAAAAGGACGCAAATGTCCCTCGTCGGTCATATTGTCTAACCGACTTTCGTAGTTCAGAGTTTTAAGACTACCAATACGAAATGGCATTACGACTCCTTATCGCCAATTAAGATAACAGTGACTTTATTTGCCGTGTCTGTCAGACCATAGATTGCATCGTTCTCGTCTTCTAGGACGATAGGATAGTTCAGTTCAACATAGAATGTTTCACCAGAACTCAGCTCTTGTCTGATAAACTGTTGGGGTTTGGTTGCTGCATCGACAGTATCGAGTGCACCAACATTGTCTTCTGCCAGATACAGGTTCACAGTTTCAGTAGTAGTGTTGCCGTTAAAAACAACAAAACCTTTGAAATATGTCTTTGTAGCTGCAGGATTTACGTAAATCGTACCAGCAGTACCCGCAGGGACGAACTGAATGTTCTTCCCATTGCCAGTAAGTTTTCCTCTTGAGAGAGCCATTGTATACTGTATCCTCCTTGATATTTAGCTGAACAACCAGATGTCCCGCATTTCATTGCGGTCACTGAATTCCATATTTACGGTTCCGTCAATGTTACTACTAGCAACCACGAGGTTATAGCCAATATCGGCAACTTGGGTAGCAGGGAAAATAACATTACCAAGACGAATCCTGTTAGGTGCAGGACCACCAGGATCAGCTTGAATAGAAACCCCATTAATGGTAGCATTGTTTAGGGTTTGTAGATTTGTAGTACCACTGGTAGCATCTGCTTTCAATGCAATAGCATTAAACACAGAAGTGGAGAAGTTGGGGTCATCCCCGAGTGCGGTAGCTAATTCTTGTAATGTGTCGAGTGCACCAGGGGCGGACCCAATGAGGTCAGCAACTTCCTGGCGAACAAAAGCTGTAGTAGCAATCTTTGTAGTATTATCGTTCAGAGATTGGGTAACACCAGTGGAATCACCCGCAATGTTAACAGTAGTTCTATCAGCGAAACTACCAATAGAATTCTGAGTGGTAATATATCCTTGAGTTGCCACAAAGATGTCAGTAGTAACACCACCAACATCAGCGAACATATGAAAGTCATCGCCATTTTGGATTAACCTCGTTTTGCCGCCAGTGTCTGCCGACTCTAATGTAATCGTCGGTAAAGTCTGAGCTTTTACTCTAAGACAGTTGCTAGTATTAGAAGCACCGTCAATGTCGATCTTGAAACTAGGAGAGTAATTACCGACACCAATAGAACCGTAGCAGTCAATATCTCTAACATTTATGTCGTCGGTTTGTAGGAGTTCGACGGCACCAGATCTTCCGTAAAAAGAACTAACAGCACTGGTAGGTCCAACCAGGGACGAAGAGAAACCGATGTGAGTGACTTCGATGATAGATCCAATATCAGGAGCATCGTCTAAGCGAAGAACTAGGTTTTGTTGAACCAGAGTATATGCATCCTTATGTTGCACCAGACCGTCAATAGTCACCAGAATCGCGTGCACATTCGGTGGCGCTTTGGTCATTGTAAAGTCAGAGTCAATGCCATTGGCAGTGAATGTCTCGGAGAAAATCTCCGATCTATCCATATTATTGACAACAGAGTTTTGAACTTGACCAAAGAAAGTATCTCCTGTTTCAGGAGCTTCGGAGAAGTAAATTCTGTCTCCCTGAACCCAGAAGGATCCAGGAGCATTTGAAGCGCTAGCAGTATTGGGTTGCTGAGCAACACCATTCAAACTAACAGTGAGTTGCATAGATTGTGCAACTGTAACTACATCACCATTAGTTGTGCGAAGCTCAAAGTTTGTATCTGTCCCGTTGAATTGCGACGAGATATCTTGGAGCTCCTTGATTTTTGAAACGTAAGCTTCAGGATTAAGTCCAAGATATGCCATCAGACCGAGACCTCCATAACACTAGTGATGCAATCAAGAGCACCTGTAGTATCACAAGTAACGAGAATTTCATCACCCAATCCAACGTCAATCTTTTGAATTGAGTCTCCACTGGTGTGAGTTGTGGCAGTAGAGTTTGCCTGTGCTCTATCCACATTCAATGTAGTGTCACCTGCACCTGCAAGTGATGTGATTTGCATAATTTCATTATTGACTTTAATGAAATCTTGCTGATTAAATTTAGGACCAGTGTTGTCGCTGATAGTAATCGACACAACACTAGCACTTGTCACGTCTGCAGCAAGTGTATCGCTAACAGCAGGTGTGGAGAGTCTGTAACCATCTGGGTTATATTGCAGAATGATTTTTTGACCCTGCATTACTTCAAAAGCAGATCCTGCAGGAATAGGGACATTCCTGACGATATACACATCGTCTTTCGGATACTGAGGATCGATAGAGTACGCTGGGTATCTATTAATTTTAACCTCGGCAATCACAGCTGTCTGTGTGGTGTTCGCTAGGTTACACCCAATAATCACAGTCTGTTTCTCCACCTGCGTGCCTTGCAGCTCTACGGCGTAGATAGAAGTCTCGACAGTGCCGATACCTGTTTTAGAAGTTGAGATAAATTTATTTGCCATTTTTTATTAACCGAGAGCGATAGCAAGAGCAGTAGCATCAAGACCTGCTTCCACAGACACACCGACCTGGGCAGCAAGAGTATTCACCTCAACCTGCAATTCATTGATCGCATTAACAAGGTTTGCTTTGTTTTGTGTTGTGAGGTTGTTAAGATTACCGATGGTAATGTCTTTAATTTCGTTGATAGCAGCAACGATACTGGATTTAGAAACTGTACTTAAGTTAGAAAGAACACCAACAATGATATCCTTTGTTTCATTAAGAGCAGCAACTAAACTAGTGTGGTCTGCAATGTTTGCAGACAATTGTGTCAAATCGCCAACGTCAGAATCAAGTTCATTGATCGCATTAACGATACTAGTTTTATCTACAGTGGTTAATTGAGATAAAGCTTTGATAATAGTATCGGTAATATAATTAATTGCCTCTACCACATTATCTTTGTCGTTAGCAGGAATCTCGCCAGTAATACTTGCGATGGGTCCCAACTCAGTATCAAGTTCAAGCAGACAATCTGTAATAGTCTGCGCTACAAGGTTATTCGCAACAGCCTGAGCAATGATTTTGCCAGAAAAGTCGCCATTGTCAGCGCCGATATCGTTGATTTCAAGACGCTGCTGTTCAAACGTATAATTTTTTGCTACGTTTCTGACAGTCATTATCGGATAGGCAGTTAGAATCTAGATTTATTTATATCAAGATCTGATGAGGGATCTATAGTATTTAATGGTGTTTGTGGCATATGTTGGAGTGAAGATCACCTCAACATTTCCGCCGTTAAACTGAGCTGTAATCGTACCCAGTGCACCTTGATCAAGTCCACCAGATGTCATAGTGGCATATTCCTCAATGAAGATGTCAGTACCATCGTGCATAACCAGAACTTCTTTAGTCTGAACAAAAGCTCCAGACACTACCTGAACAACATACTTACCGCTAAAGTAATCTGCAGAAGTAAAGGTGTCAATAACAGAAGCTTGAATTGTTGCAGTTGTCACAATACCAGCATCTTGACCGTGAACATCTTTTGTCAGGACAAGCGAGTCTCCTTGATCGTTGTAACGAATCTTCTCATTGCCACCCAAGCAAAAACCCATTTGATCTGGAGCAGGGCGATAAAAACCATTATCCTGGTCTTGGAAGAACGAAATACCAGGAATTGCTTCTGTGCCATCACCAGCACCAGTAAAACCAGACAGGTTAGTCAGACCATTACCATCACCGATGAATGCTGTAGCACCAACGGTACCTTGCACTTGTAAAATTTGAGCAAGTCCGTTATTCGGGTCTTGCCCAATACCAATTTTATTGTTGACAGGATCAACTTTAAAGATCGGAATATTTGAACCAGATGGTTCAATAGTAACAGCTGCACCATCAAAGACGACAGCTGAATTTAGACCAGAAACTGTTAATAAATTAGCTTCCAGATTGGCAATCAGTGTGCCAGTGGTATAAGTAAGATCGCCGCTAGTAATACCAGTAAAATTACCAATACCAAGAGCAAACTTGTCCTCAGATTCATCGAAACCGATGAAAGCATTATCTTCACTACCACGCTCAAGAACGATACCAGCATCACCAGTAGGTGAACCAACGATACCGTTACCTAATTCGATCAACTTATCGCCAACCACAGTGTTAGTTGTAGAAACTGTAGTTGTGGTTCCAAGAACAGTCAGCTCACCATTGATGACAACGTTGTTGGCAACTTCTAAATCTTCAGTGGGAGAACCAACACCGATACCAACTTTACCTTGACCTGTAATAACAACAGCATCAACCAGGGTATTAACTCCTGTGCCAGTTGTACCAGATGCTGGTGCAGTCTTTAATCTGATAAAACCGCCAGAAGCAGCACCAGTACCAGCACCGCCAGCAATAGTAATATCTGAACCAGATACGTCGGTTCCCGAAGCGTCATCTCTGGAAACTTTTCCTGTAACCGAGAGAGAAGAAGCGACTGATGCTGCAAAGAAGCTAAAAGTCGCAGTGGTGTCGATCTTAGGAGGAGTAATCGCACCATCTCTAATAACCCCAGTGTTGATTGCCTCAAGACCACCAGCGGTGCTGAGCTTCTCTGTGGTGATGGAGTTATCTGCTAACTTCAGGGTCGTGACAGCGCCATTACGGATAACAGATGTAGTGACCGCTTGGGTGCCTACACCACTATCCAGTTTGGCGTCACTGACCAACCCATCATTTAAACCAGTTCTCCTGATTCGTGTAAGCGCCATTGTTTAAACAGTTCCTTATGTGAGTATTTATAGTTTAGAAATCAGGTCCTTTAAAAGAGACTTGATATCGGAGACATCCTTCTTCAAGGAAGTAATCTCTTGTTCATAATTCAAGTTTCTTTCGGCAAGCGCTTTTTGACGCTTGTATGCCTCAAAGGAGCTTTTATCGTGGTTGATAATAGCTCCTGTATCATCGCGATGATAATCTGTGTGTCCTTGTACCTTTTTCATATGATCATCCGCCCAAAGTTCAGCGAGAATGTGACTAGGCATTAATAAGTAGCGATAGCACGCAAGTCTCTGATTCTAGGAGGCATAGACGGATTTCGTGACTTCATAATCACTTTAATTGCAAAAGAGTTAAAGTCCTTAAGACCATTCACAGTATACGAATACTCTTTGAAGTCAGATTCAGATTCTGTAGTTGCAGAGAAGTTAGTACCAGTCGAAGGAGCAACAGACACATCGGGAGAACCATTCATATTAAAATAGTTCCAGTTGATTTCGTTGAAAAAGACTTGCTGAGAAGCACGCTTCGTCTTAAACATCACAATCACATCATCAATCTCCTGCAGAGCAGCAGTAAGCTTAATAGTAATTCCATTGCCAGGATTATCAAGAGAGATTTCCTTAGTCACATAGTTCGCGACGTTAGAAGAATTCTTAAGTCTTTCTGGTGTGAAAAGGAAACCATATGCATCATAAACATATTTAATTTCCTGAGGAACATTAAAGCTCTTATTGATAACATCAAAACCAGACTCGTAGAGACCAGTCGTGACATTACCAGCACCAACTAGATCGCCCATTACAAATTCTGCATCATTGGAATTGAAAATGAGGCGATAATTTTCTTGGTTCCATCTAATAGCATTACCAGTCTTGGTATCAGTGTTGTTAGCAATGTCGATATCTGGATCAATATCAAACTGAGCGAGAGACAGATCACCAGCAATCTTCAGAGGTAAGGTAAAACCATTAGCAGCGCCAGATGAGGGGTTAGTGGTGACACCATCAAAGTTCCACTCTTGGTTATAAGAAGAGGAACCACTGAATACAGGTTCTTCACCAAGAATGAAACCATCACCTTCAATAATTCTCACATACATTTCACCAGGAGAAGATGCATCCCAGTAAGACAGGACACCTTTGGTACCAGATGTTTTACCAGTAATAACCTGACCGATACCACTTGTAACTTCAAAAGTTTGAGCTGAACCCAGAGTTGCGGGAGTGGATGCACTATCGGTAAATCTCATCACAACAGTCTTATACATTTCGACCTGCTGGACTTTCTTACCGTATCTGCTCTCAGCTCCAGTAGGACTCTCAACACGGTTGGTTGTGAGAATTGCCTTAGGATTCTTGAGATTGATAATAGGAGAAAGATTGGGGTTGGTTGTATTGAGAGTTGCCGAAACAGTGAATGCCTTCTTCTCATTCATACGAGAAGAATACATTTTTTCATTCAGCTTAGAAGCAATAACACGTTGTGTTGGGAAGTAATACTCCTTATTCAGAATAATAGGAACAAACTCTTCCAACTCATAATCAGTAATAGTTTCTCTACTATCGATTGGTTTGATCTTAGTTGTTTGAACTCTAGTCTGCAGATCGGTCTCTGGATAATCCATAGCGTCAATCTTGACCAAAGCTTTCTCGAACTTGACTTGACCCAGAGCAACAATATCGTTGCCACCACCGCTAGCAGTACCACCTGCAACAACAGGCATTGCCAATGTATAGAAGTCAATACCAGCATCAACAACTGGGAGAATCTGATTGTTCAAGCTTGTGGCAGAGAAACCACCAACACCATCAGAGTTCTTCAATGCAACATAGGAACCAGGATTTAAACCGTGGTTCTTATGGTCAATCTTAATAATCTTGGTGTTTGCGCCAAACAACTGACTCGAAGTTGTGCCAGAACCATCTGCATCAGTTCTGATAGGACCAGGACCAAGTTTCTCATATCCAAGATCATTATTGACCAGATGAATAACGCCAGGTTTGCCAACTTCAAACTGCGCACGATGAATCTCAAACTTCAGATCTTCGTATTGGTTCGCGGTCCAAAGATTGCTATTCTGACTCTTAAACAGTGAACCAAGAAGAGGCTGAGTAGTAACTGTAGAGTTACTATTAATCTCAGTTTCGCCAAGGCGAGAGATGAACGTCTGGTACTGAGTGCTATTTGTTTCGACGATAATAGCGTATTCACGGTCATTTTCAAGATATACGGGGTACTGGAAATGAAACTCTGTAGGAATAAGTGCTTTGCTATCTGTAGCAACACCCATTCTCACAGCTGGTTTGTTATATTTAATAATAGCAGTTGCCGATGCAAGCTGTGTAGCACTTGTACTAACGATCAACACACTAGGTGCTGTTGTGTACTCGCTACCACCAAGAGTAGGATTAATTTCGTAGATCTTCTGATCAGTAACGCTAGGAACAGCTGTTGCTGTAACGCCACCAGGCAGACTAGGAGATTCGATGGTAACAGATGTAGAACCTGCATATCCATCGCCCAGATCGTTCATAACAATGTGAGACAGATAACCAGAATCTTGAACGATTTCCATCGAAACGATATCATCACCAGATCTTGCATTATTAGCAACCGTCAGAGAAGTAATGACGAGGGGTTCACCAGGAATAAATGTCTCTTTGTTGTGATTACTCAAGACCAAGGTGTAAACCTGAGAAGTAGCAAGAGTAAAGTTTCCATTGACTTCGGGAACAGGTGTGTTCTGAGAGTCAAGAACTTTCAAGAGAGGACCCTGAGCATTAGAAGTATCACCTTCAATAATCTCATCCTTGATTAAGGTGTGAGAACCACTAGTAACAACACGCAGATAAGTGTTGGGATCTAAGACAACATTAGAACCAGGCAATGTATTCTTGGAGGGTCTACCAGCAATTGTATCAGTCAGCTTGATAGAGATAGGCAGAGTCGAATCTTTCTGCGAGAAGAACATATTGACAGAAGTAGCAAACACGCCACCTTCAAAGCTTTCAACACGGAAAGTTTGTGCCAGAGGGTCAACTACAGAAATCTCAGGATTAAGAATGTTTTCTGTATACTGCGTTCCATCAGTTCTATCATCTTGATCGAGATTTTCGACAGCAATGATATCATTCGGGGGAGGTTCTTTAACAGCTGTTGCGAAGAAGGAAACGTTTGCAAACGTCTCTGGATGCATCCCGTTAGTAGAACTACTGGTAAACTTAATTTTCTTAATGCCCAGAGGGAACTTAAGACCAACAGCAGCGTCAAAAGTCAAGTCATTAATGTTTTCCTGATAATTGCTATCAGCAGCTGGTTTTCTTCCCGAAGGAATGAGGATAACACCAGACGCATTACCAGCATCATCGGTAACAATATTTTCTGCCCACAGTCCGAGAGAAGAACCAGGAGTACCAGAATAATTACGATCGGGAACAACGTATCCAGAAATGTCAACGTTATCCAAGAAAGGATACAGTCTGGTATTTGGTTTCATCTTACGAAGATGGAACTCTACATACTGCTCCTTGACATAGAGTGTAAGAGAGGTAGAAAGAGTCTTTTCCCCAATGGTAGTGCTGCTCTGCTGCAACGGAAGTTCTGTATTCTGAGCTGCGAGGTTAGAAGAACTAGTAATCTTAGACTGAACAACTTCAGCTTCAGCAGTGTCAGGAGCATCAGAACTCAGGGAGTTGACATTACTAAACTCAGAGTCATTACCAAGAATAGTAATCTTGCTGACATCGTGAATTTGCGACAGAGCAATATCACCATCTTCATAAACTTCCAGAGGATCAAGAGTCTGGTTGTCGTTATTATTCAAAGAAGGAAGCTGATACTCATCAAACCAAGGATCAACATTAGGTGTCAGTTCTGCAGACCCCTTAAATGCAAAGATCAAGAAAGGATTGACCGAGATAGTTTCAGTAGCAAAAACGTTTTGTGCCAGAACTGTTTGAGTGAACGGCAGAGTAACCATACCATTGTTGACAACATAATTTGCCAACAATCTAGAAGTGGGTGTCGGATCTAATTCCGAAAGAGTAATGCTAGTCTCTTTAGACTCAGGACGCAGAGCACCACGGGTCAGATCAAGTGCAGCTTTAAAATCTACACTATTAATATTGGAGAGACTGTAGTTCTCAAAGTTATCAACAGCAAAACCAGACTTAAATCTATCAAGTCCAGTACTAGCATCCTTAATCTGTGTATTCAGCGCAGACTGCTCAAGAACAGACAGCATTGTATATCTTTCAACACGCTCAATTCTCTTTTCGAGTTTGGAGATATCGCGCATTGTAAAGCGCTTGTTTTCAACAGGGAAGATTTTGACCTTCCTTAAACTATCAGTGAAAGCTGGGATATAGATCTTAAAGACCTTAATTGCTTCGTCAATAGTTTGTGCAGACTGAGGATCATTAGAACCTGCACCCTTCTTGACGATAAACTTACCATCTTTCTTGAGATAAATGGTATCAATTCTGTCCACATAATACTCGTAATAGCAAGCAAATGTGTAAGGAATAGAAGAAGTGCTAACTGTGTCAGCAGGCAAAGCAGCTGTAACACCACCAGTAGTAAACACCTCAGCAATGTTGGACTGAGGATCCATCACACTAGCGTTAAGGTAACCAGGCACAAATGCCGATGTACCAACCAGAGGACGGAAATCAATCACGTCTGCTAGAGACTTCTTACCATAAACATTAGAAGTGAAAACAGGAATCTCTTCATATCTAACACCGTTTTCGTGCAGATAAGAATCAACTGCGAAGAAATCACCTTCAGAGTGTTTGAAGTAATCAAAACCAATAACTAAAGTGCCAGTAGGAGTTCTGAAACCAGGCTTTCTAACCAAAGAAGACGTATCGTATAAAGAGTCTCTCTGACCATTATCGAACAAGAAATGATCAGTAATATCAGTACCAGAATCTCCAACAATTTCGCCAGCTTCGTTAACTGTAGGTGCAATACCAGCTTGTCCTTCATAGACATATCTCAGTCTATAAACATCAGAGAATGACTTAACTTGTCCAGTTGGATTATCGTAGTTGTCGCCTCTGAGAGGAATAATTTCGTTATCAATATCAGAAGCAATAGAAATTCTGTAGTTTTTGACAGCAGTCTTAAGCTTGGGTTTCGCTTTCTGAGTCTCAATAGTGCAAGAAATCTTCAGCTTCATATCTGCCAGATTCAATGCACCAGACTGATAGAAATAATCGGACGGCAGTTTAATATCAAGAGAACCAGCAATGTTTCCTCCTGTGCCACTATTGATAGTGACCATTGAAGAATCAACATACAGAACGTCGCCATCCTGCACAATATCTCCAGTAGAACCACCATATCTGGTAGTAGTTGCACCAGCATTATAGACTTCAATTACATAATCACCTTGATTGAAAGGAGCAAATTGCTGCTGACCAAAATCAAGCTGAGCAGCAATGTTGATTTCATTCGTCGTACCGTCAATCGTAACGGACTCAATAAACTGCTTTCTTGAATAGTAAGTGATACCTGTATCGGTATCGTTAGTAAGAATAGATGCAACCTTACTATTAGGCAGAGGAAGAACAAGACTGGACCTACCAGAGTTGCTAACCTTTGCCGAAACTTTGGCAACGGTGATAGCGTCAAAGTCAACTAAGAGACGTTGCTTCAAATAGATTCTACCAACTTTATCTGTAGAAGCATTGCAAGCACTTGCAACCTCATAACGATAAGTAACGCCATCGATAGTAATTTGAATCAGATCATCTTCTTTCAACTCATCTGCAGGACGTGCAGTATAGTTTGTAGATTCGATGAAGTCGCAATCGGCTTTACCAGAATACTGTAAGTTGTTGCTGATAGTTTCAAAATTAGTATAATCGACATCAGCGTACTGAATATCAGCTGTGAACACTTTAGAAGAACTACCGTGTGTCATACCGATAGAACGCAGGTCTTCAGTACCAAACGTTTGAATTACGTTTTTGTAAAGATAAGCTCTAACATATGCATCCTCATCACCTGCACTATGAACACCGCCAGTGTCAACCACTTCGATGCTCGGAGGAATAGTAAAAGTATCTGTGATTTCTCTTCTGCCGAGATCTGTAAATGAAACAGAATGGACATAATCTTGCTGTCCATTAATGCCATCAACAGCAGTTTCTCTTCTGACAGTTACATAATTGCCTTTATATTGTCTCTGCCCAATTTTAAGCTCCATCTGCTCGGCATAGTTTTCGCCGCCATATGGAACAGTAAAGTGACTAATGCGACCTTCGACAGCAATGACAGCGGATTTAGAACTGTCATCCATATCAAAAATTTCTTCACCTTCTACAAACTCACCAACAATACTTGACAGTACAAGTGTATTAGCGTGAGATAGGGCAGCATTTTCTGGGTCATTTTGACCCACAGACAGACCACCTTCAACAACTGCAGTGGCACCAGAGATAGAACCTTGAATATTGGAACCAGTCTCAAAAGCGTGATTGCCAGTTAGAACTATTCTGCTAAACAGAATAGGATTGGTATAACTGAAAGTAAATGTAGTGTCTTGCTGACTGTCAGAAGCAAAAACATTTTTCGTCTTATCAAATCCAGTAGGAGTTCTGATAAACTTAAAGTCTCTTGCAATACCACGACCAATAATCGGATGAACAGGAGCTGTATAGTCCAGAATCATACCGTAATAGGTACTGCCGCTATTATTGCCATAGAGCGAGATACCATTTCCAGCGCCACCGCCAGCTCCGCCAAGTTTGACTGGACCGTGTGCTTGATAAGACTGGTGAATGCTAAACAGAGCTTTGATTGAACCTCTGAGGACCAGTTCGTGAACAACGTCAACCGAACCATCATTCATACCGCCAGCAGCAGTATCTCCAACCCAAGGGACTTCCCTATTCAGATCTGTCTTATAGTTAATGTTAAATCTTGCACCAACCACTTTGATCTCATCATAAGACGTGCCATTGTAGTGGTAAACCGTAGCTGCCTGACTAGTCTTGAGAGGAGTATAGACAATATCAGTAGTATTAGTAACGAGATCGATAGGATCGCCATTAACAGGGTCAACACCAGGATAAACCCATACAGTCATCGTGGCGATATCATTATTATAAGCTGTACCTCTAAAATCTGATGCTGTAAAAACACCAGTATCAACACTATTATCCTTACCGTTTGTGCCTAGGTAAGAGTCGATAAACTTGCGATAGAAGTCAACCTTCTTAAATGGAGTTGCTTCGCCATCGCTAGTAGCACTAATAGGAACAGTGCCGTGCACACCACGAACACCAACTGTTGGTAAAGCTGTAGAATATAGTCTTGTATTTTCTCTGTCTTGTGTTTCTTTTGCTTTATCTAATTCGATATACTTGGTATCGGTACTCTCAACTTCATAACCACGAATATAAGCTTTACCAGGACCAATACTCATAATAAATTTGTCCTGAGCTTGCAACTCAGTTAGTCCATTAATAAGACCATTAGCATCAGTGCTATAGAAACCAGATCCATCTGAGTTGTAATACTCTTTCAGATCGGCAATAAAGTTTTTGACGATATAATCGCCAGACTCGTCATATGTTCTACGCGCAAGAATCTCCTCAATCTGACTAGGAGGAGTTTGTTTGATTTGTCTTTGAATCTTGCCCTCTTGGAGATAAACCAACTGGACAAAGTTCTTATTAGAAGGTGCATCAATATCAAACTTTTGAAGACTAAGATTAATCTTCAGTCTATGTGCACCAGGAGCTGAATAGTTTGAATAACCCTGAGCATTATCTTTCAGGGATGGATCGTCCTCTGGGGTGACGATAGTTTCTGTAATATCCCAACCAACTTTATACGAAGAAGTACGACTATACTTCTCCAAAATCAAAGTCTGAGCTTCGTTTTGTACGAAGTGACCATTAATAAAGTAAATACCTTTTTGGACGTTAACAGCAGAACCAAACCCCATAGCAGGAGTATCTGCTGGTTTGATGCCATCTGTACCAACAACTAATGTGGGATCGTTGTCAGTAGTTGCAGATTCTAATTTAAGAGATTCGCCTTGTCTAAACTTAACGTCGGTGTTATCAGCACCTGAACTGACATACTTAACAAAAATAGTGTCGGCATCTGTTGTAGTCTCGAAAGAATAGTTATCAACAAATGCCTTGACACCAGAAGTCTGACCGACAAGAATTCTACCAACTAGCTGTGAAATATTGTATTTGACGAAATTGATCTCGCCATCTACATTCTGTGCAACCTGAGAGACGCTACTTAACTTAACATAGTCATACGTATCGGAATACGAGACTTCACCAGGGATCACCATTTGACCCTGCTTAAACATACTGTTGCCGACCTGTTCGACTTGATCCTGCAGCATAGACTGCAGCTGGGTCAACTCTCTCGCTTGGATCGAGTACCCTGGTCTGAACAGAATCCTATAGAAGTTTTTCCCCGCATCAAAGTCGTCGAAATACGGGGATCTATTCAGGTTAGTATTTTGTGGCATCTCTTAGGTCTCTGTTATGAATTAGAACTCGACAACGAGCTTAATGTCCTCAATCTGGTCAGAAGCACGAGAAATGGCGCGACGGTTTTCGATATAGATGATGTCACCAGAGTTGCCTTCGATTTCGGGATTAGCGAGACCAGAAGCAAAGATAACACCGCCGTCAGTCTGACCACCAGGAGTATTGTATGTACTATTTACCGTAGCAGTAGAAAGCGAAGTTCCGCCAGAAACCGTGTCAGCACCATTATCAAACGGATACACAACACCGTTATGGGTGTGACGATCAGGAGACTGGAAGTACTTCAGGATGTTGTAGGTCACACCGTCAACAGTACCCTTCCAAGAAACCACAGTAGCTTTAGCGATAACGGTGTCGCCATTGCCATCAGTGTAGGTTTGGGAGATCTCTTCGTCAACGAAGAAGTCGCCAGAGGGGTTCTGCACTTTGAGTGCAGGAGTAGCACTCAGGTTATCAGCAGTAGCAAAGTCGGTGGAGTTGTAGTTGAAAGGGTCGCGCAGCAGACCGATACGACGGAAGTCGTTATCAGTCGGGAAGTCGCCCTCACCTTCATCATAGGTCAAGCGAGTGTTAATCATCACACGCTTACCACCCAGCTCCTCAACAGGGTCCTTACCGTGACCACCCTGAGGAGGAATGATCACTTCCAGAGCACCACCAGTAGCATCGCTGTTGGCGTCAATGTTAGAAGGAGTAGTCAGAGCAGCATCGCTGTAGACATCGCTCAAGTTGATAGAAGCATAGGTATAACCTGTGCCATTTGCTTGGAGACTTGCCTCAACAATTGCACCAGCATCAACAACCAGCTTAGCGATACCGCCAGCACCATTGCCCTGAATAGGAGCATAGTAAGTACCAGGGTCGTAGTTGGTACCAGCATCGGTAACCAAAATAGTGTCAATAGCGCCGTCAACAGCTGCGGTTGTCACTGCGGTCTCTTCCACGATGGGAAGGAAGTCAGTAGACAGGAATTTCAGCACACTATCAGTAGGGATGGTGTACATATACTTCCAAACGTACGGACGCTTACCGTCAGTACGGAAACCAGGGTTGCCAGGATCTTCAGGTTCGATAAAGATACCAGAGATCGACTGGACCTTGGTGGGTTCGGTCACAGAGACCACACCGTTAGGATCGGTAGGGGTCTGACCGTTGTAAATGCATTTGAACACCTCATAGCTGCTGTTCATCACATAGAATGTGGAAGCAAACAGAGAGGTTGCACCTGTTGCAGCAGTTTTGGCGCTGCTGTAGTCAGGCTTGTACATATCGTACACGGTGTTAGCACCGAAGTTATAACGCTTGACCACAAAGGTCACGTCATCCTTCTTAACGCGCTTCAGTGAGATCATATCATCGAAGATCTCAAACTTTTCTTCCTGCGAGTCGAAAGGTTGTGTGGGGGTGTTCTCAGTACCAGTTCTCCACACACCTGCCTTAGCAGTAGCGCCACCTGTGTTACCTGTAACAGTTACACCCGCAACAAAGTTGGAGTTCTGACCAGAAGCGCCGTTAACGCCAGAGAGAAGAACCGAGTTAGGGAACACTTTTTCGACCGTACCATAGACGGTAGCGCCACCAGGATAGGAAGAACCCTGATAGACGATCTCGCCTTCTTGGAAAGTGTTATTGATTGCGTACAATTCTAAGTACGCACGCCACTCTTGAGGGCGTCCAATAAAGAAGTACAATCGAGTACGTTGGGTACCAGACTCAGCTGCCGTTTCCTCTGCAGGAGAAGCAGTGTCAGGTTCCGCCAGCGCCTCAACGAACTGCTGTGCATTATGAATTCTAAAGAGATCAGTGATAATTGCAGACATTGGATTTTCGTATACTGAGACTGGATCCGAGGTTATTTATATTTAGTGGATTTAATTATATTTTGTTGGCAGTCATAACAACAGATCCCACGGGATAAGTAGGTTCGCTATCGATGTCATCCAACCACCAAGTTCTAATTCCGAAGTAATCGGCAGCACTTGCTTGAATGCTAAGCTGCTGATAATATAATCTGAAAGTATTTCCAGCATTAATTTCAGTTTGGACAGTTGCTGGAATAGTAAGAGTTGTAGTGCTCCAATCAATACCTACATCATTATTAAAGCTGGCGGTGGAGTATTCCCAAACATTACCAGCTTTAACATAACCAGTTGCTTGGGTCCAGAAGAAGCACTCTAAATCTTGTCCTGGTGTTTCACCACCGTTGGAACCGTTACCCCTTATATATTCGGTAGTAATAGTGGTGTGATTTTGGAATGTTGCAATTTGTTCAGCTGTGCTGAATTCCCACTGAATCCATCTATCGTTACCAGTACTACCACCGTAGAAAATATAATATTGAACATCGGAAGCAAAGAATCCGTTATAGTTCAATCCAGTACCACCATTAGTAAGTGACACATTGTTATCAGTAGGAGACATAGGCATAACGGTAAACCGTGAACCTTCTTCCACTGTGCTGAGAGGATTCAGTCTCTGAACACCAAGGAATCTATCGCTGGTAGCAGAGGTGTAAGTCATTTCCTCTCTCTTATCGGTGCCAGGAACAGCAACGATGAACTTGCCACCTGAAGCTGGGAATCCTGCAGTGCTGTTCACGAGAACAACATCATCTCCGAATGTGTTATCCAGGACCATAGCTTTGCTAGCAGTTCTGAAGTGGAACTCGGCACCCTGCTGATAACGGAAATAGTTTTGCTCTCCTTCTGCATATACCTGAGAGTTGAGGATTTCTTTATCTTCAAAATCGCCAATAGTCAGATTGGGATACAGGTTAGACCAGAATTCGATATTCATATCACCCATTATGTAATTAATCTGTCTACCAGAAGCATCAGTATAATAACCATTTTGCCCGATAGAATTATTAGTTTGGGGTTGAATCTCAAACTTCATAGATTCCAACGAACCAATAGTCAATCCAAGAGAACCAGTGTCATAAGAATCGAAACCAATCAAATCGGGATTGTTGAAAGCTCTCCTTTCAACAACACCAGCATTATACTGAACCATAGTTTCGGACTTCTTATGTCTAGTGATAGCAACAGACATACCTTGTACACCACCAGTCATTATAGACTGCATAGCAAGGGTCTCTTTCCACTCACATAAAACTTGTTCTGGTGCCAGGTTGATGTAAATCTCAGGTTGAGGATGCATCTCAGGTCCGAGATCGAGAATCTTCTGAATGATTACACGACCGTCATAGTATTTCTTAGTCTGGTAGATTGGTGCGCCAGCATTACCAAATACAAGGTTTGTGCCAATAGGAGCAAGAGAATTAAACAGCGACCAGCGAGTTGAAGCGCCACCTTTGAAGATGGTTTGTAGGAAGCTTTGAACACCGACAGGAGAATCAATCTTCGGAGGTTCGATACCGAACGTCGTAAATTTAACAACACTCAAAGGATCCTTACGGAACACAAAGTAACCTCTGGTGAAGAGGATTTGTGGAGGAACCTTATAACCAGAACCAGAAGAAATCAGCTCAGTGTCAGTAACCTCGCCACGAACCACAATGGCACGTGCTCTAGCGCCACCGCCATTCGGAGAGGTTAAAGGATCACCATTAGAATCTGTAACAGGTGCAGATCTAAAGATCATCACGGGAGGTTCGCGATAATTCTTTGAGATCTGAGGATTTAGCAAGTCGTCATAGAGAGCAGAGCTGAAATCGTATTCGCCAGGTTCGTCATTAGCGCTAGCATTCTTAGGAACAAATGCGTTACCTAACAGATCTTCACCTTTATTCCAAACATTTGCTTGCTTCCATTCTCTGTAAGCTTCATAATAAGCAGTGTTATCTCTCTTTGTCAGAACGATGCTATTCACACCGCCTGGTTTCAAATACTGGATAGCAATTGCATTAGTGCTGGGGACATTATCAACATAGATTCTCTCACCAGGACGGAAGGCAGTTTCGCTAGGATCCGTATATGGAGCTCCATCAATATATTCCGATCTAAATCCAATTGTACTTCTCTTGCGAGAATATTCTTTGACAGTTCCACTCCAAATAACAGGACTGGAGGTATCATTTTGATCTTGATACTGAACAACAACATCACCAGGCAAAAATTCGAGATCCTCTTGTCTAGAAGATGTCAGAGTATGGAATCTAATCTCTGCGTCAATTTTTGCAATCGCTTGTGCACCAAAACCTTCAATTTGACCAGAATAAGGACCGACGTTAAGAACGACCTCATACTCATAAGATCTAAAGAATGATGCCACATCACCAGAGGTGTCTGAGTCATAACCTGAAGTCACCAGAGCGTCTCTAGCAGCTCTTACAATACTACGAGTCTCTGCTTCACCATCAATTTGGATTAAGTCACCTTGACTGAGATTAGACTTAATTCTATCTTGTCTGTTGAAAAGCTTTTCTCTAAGTTCATCGTTAACAGATTCTTCAACCTGAAGAACTTGCAAATCAATGATAGAAGCTGACGCACCTCTATCTCTGGTGACACTCAGGGTACCATTCAACCAATTGACCTTCTGTGCAGTAACACCTTCCACAAACAGAACGTTTTGTGAACCAGGAGTCCAAGACTGTTTATAAATTCTACCTCTAGCAAATGAATATGGGTAAGGATAAGATGTACCAGTTCCAGGTTCAGTAGAAATCCAACACTCTGCTCCTTCCAAAGGCAGTAAGATCTGTTGGTCCAGAGTCAGTTTAAAGAACTTCTTAAATGTGCCAGGTGGTTCGATGTTATAACCAATCAGAACACGCTCAGGATCTAAACCATAGAAGTACAGAACAAAGCAAGAAGATCCAGTAGCAGGAGCTTCATTGAACACAATAATATTATCTGAAACAGTATATGCGTCACGATTGACCTGCATAACACCGTTTAGGAAAATCACAAGGTTCTGGTTTCTTTCTGCATAGAAAGGAACGCCATCTCTCTCAAGTTCAAAGATAGTTTGTGCATCATTAAACTGAGACTCAATAGAGTCTAGTTTGTAATACTTACCGTGTTTAAATGCGAAGAACTTCTGCTGGATACCAGGATCAATAGAACTGACACTCTGTACAGTTGCTGTAAGAAGAGAAGCTTCGGATTGGATATCCTCACCTTGCAGGAAGTCCTTCTTAGTCATCTCAACTTGAATTCTGTTGGGATTCGGGAAGTCCTGTGTGACTGTCAGCAGGTGGTTATTGTTGTTATATGCAGATTCGTAAATCGTTGTCGTGACAATATCAAACAGTGTGCTAATTGCAGATTCAACTTGCGCACAGTAAGGATTACTAGTATCGACTGTAATCGTTAGGTCGCGATTTACTGTCAGAGTGCTGAATTCAAGAGGCCAAATATATGGCAGAGTTCTGCTTACATTTGTTTCAAATGTACTGGGGTTCTGTACGGCATCGCCAACCAGATCCACCAAAACGTCAATAGCAGATTCTACAGCTGCGCACTCATTTGTCTCAACAGTAATGCTGTTATCAAACACCTGAGTGACGCCGTGGGCACCAACTGGTGTGATATTGATGTTGCGAATGACATCAGCAGCGAGAGTTTTGACATTTGTGAATACTTCGAGGGTTTCTGTAACTTGTCCTGTGATATGCTCTAGAGCACCATTTCTATCAATGTAGAGTTCTGCTGCATCCCAGACTTTGTTATTACCGCCATATTGTAAGTTCCAGCTGATAGCTTTCAGCATATCCTTAACATCATCGATACAATTCACATTACCGTTAGGAATTGTGAATCCCGTATTTGCAGGATTAGCAAGCATCATAGCAACAGCTTCTTCTGCAATGAAGTTGCGGTTGGCATCTAATAAGTTAGCAGCATCAATAAATTCATCTGCAACGGCATTTGCTGTATTATATGGGTCATTTAAGTTTGCTCTTTGAGCTGCTGTCAGGTTATCAATACCAAACTTATTACGAAGTGCAAGGATAGTCATATCCTTAAAGTACTTCATTGCCCACAAAGTCGCCTCAACTTCGCCCTCAATATGCTTAAGGTCCGAATTAGGATCAGCAGGATCGAGCAGATACTCTTTAGCAGCATCCCAAGTATTGCTGTTACCACCAAGCTGGAGGTCTCTGGCAATATTCTTGAGAACGGACTTCAGGTCAGTAATACACTGATTTCTGCCCAAACCAGGATAAGAGAATCCATTAGCAGCAGAGAACTTGCTAGTGTCATCCAGAATACCTACAGATTCTTCGGCAAGAACTGTGCTATTGGAATCTAAGATATCAGCAGCATCCAGGAATCTATGATCGACAAAATAACGCTTGGCAACAATCTCACCACGTGCACCAGATGTCTGACCAACAACAAAATCATTTACCAGATAGTTGGTTGCATCAGTAATATCAAGCTCGAGAATCTTACCAACCTGTCTAGGAGGTTCTGTGAAGTGAATCTCGCCAGCGCCGCCAACAACCAAGTCATATGCAACGTCAGGTTCCTGTACAACACCGTCAAGAGACACAAACAGGTGGTCGTCACTGACAACTTCGATACCCAAGTCAAACTCGGTACTAGTACCATCAAACTCTGATGTGATGTTATTTGCCTCAAGCATATAACGATCATTGTTTGCATTATCTTGGAACTTGACAGACTTACCATAGAATGTCACACCAGGAACTTGAATTCCAGTCTTAGAATCTACATAAGGTCCGAGAGGAGCTTCAGCAAATGTAATCGTGTTGCCGCTGACAGTATATGCAGTATCGGGATCCTGCAGCACACCATCCAGGGTCACAAGCAGCTGCTGTGCCTTATAAGGTGTCAGAGGTTCGTTAATCTCCTTCTTAAACAGCGTGAAGGTCTTTGTGCCAGTAATCGTACCGTCCACTTGGACTTCGCCGTCAAACTCAGGAGACACAGCAAGGTCAAAGACCTCAATCTCAACATTGTTACGCTCACTATAGTTGAGGGTGCCAAGACCACGCTGTTGTCTGAATGTATCGACTCTAACGTGAGACTGTGTAATCCTTGTAGACTTATGTGTAGTGGTGACGCCAAGAACGCCAGGTTCAATGATGCTAATAACAGCACCGAAACCATTATCCTTAGTTCCAGACTGAGGAGTATCGATAGTTTCAGGTTGCTCTGCATCTCCGAAAGATTCGATTAGAACTTCACCAAACAGGTTAAAACCTGCGGGGTGAGTGAACTTCTTAACAAAGTCTCTCCAGTCATTAATAGAAACTGTGGATTTGACCACATAAGAATAATCTTGATAGTAAATACCATCCTGAATCTTCTGAGACACAGCAGACAGCTTACTGCGGTCAGTTTGGAAGTTACCAATAGATGTACTAGTAGGTCCAATAATCGGATCGATCTTGGCAACGTATATCTTCTGAATGTCGGCTGTACTACGAAGAGATTCGCCGTAGAGTGAATATCTTTGATCAAACTTACCTTCAATCTGCTTAATGCGCAGAATGTTCATACCATTGATCCAGAAGTCAACACGACCAGTTGCAATAACTTTACCCTGAGAATTTCTTTGAGTGATTTGCTCACCATTCAAGAAAGCTCTAGCAGGGAAATTTCTCAGAGTCATCACAACAGGAGGATTGACTTGAGGAAGCAAAGTAGGATCATTATTAAAGTCCTTACCAGAAGAGATGATCTCTAAGGTGGCAAGCTTACCAATGTTCTCACCGTGAGCAAAAAGTTTTGTATCTGACTCGTATAGTCTCAATGTAGTATTAGGACCATAACCACTACCTTGCTCAATAGGCACAATACGACCGACAGCACCCTGGTTAGTCAGCTCAACACGGAATTGAGCATTAGCACCACCATCGGTATTTTCAAGGAGTACTTGAGGTTTAGAATAGTTAAGACCAGTATCAATAACAGTAACAGAAGTGATCTTACCATCTTCGATTAATGGAGTAAATGACCCTCTAAAACGCTTGTTCAGGAATACACCTGGCAGCTGAGGAGGAATGGTGTAATTCTTACCACCACTAATCACATTAATACTCTTAATGCTACCAATGGCATAAAGAGAATCAGTGTAGTATTGAACGTTAGTAAATCCTTCTTGCTGTGGTGTGGTTGGCAGTCTATATGCAAATTCATATTCATAACCATAGAAAACTGCGTGCTTGCCAGCAAACGGGTCGCTAACCAGTGTAAAGAACTGATTTTCCGAATCGATCAGATCCAGAGGTTCGTCATAATAGATCTTAGGAGGAACATCTAAGATGGGAGTCTGCTCCCAGTTAGTGCCATCGATAGGAATACCGTAACCAAGCTGGAATGAAGTGTACGAACCACTCAATCCAGGTTTTTCCACAGACTCAAATGCTTGCAGAAGCTTTCTGGTTCTGTAAACATTACTGTAGAACTTGAGGTGTCTATTCAGCAATGATGCATCGCTAGTATCAAAGATATAACGATACGTTCTCTGCACATCGAGAGAAACGTTTCTAAACCATTCAGTATCGCCATCTTTACGGAATCTAAATCTCAAGCTGGTGTCAGTGACACTGTTGATTATTGCTTGCTTGGTAGGAGCACTTTCATCAACGAAAATAGAGCTAGCAGTAATCTCTAAATCGCCTTCGTTAGCATAATATACAATAAGTTGTTGAGTTGCGGGATTATAATTGTCAATATATGCAGTGCTGGAACCAAAGTTAATAACATTATCTTTGGTGAATCTATAGGTTTTAGTAATTAAAGTTACTGCAATATCATCTAAGTGATCAACTATCTCTGTATCATCATATCCTCTAGTAACAGTAATATCATTACCAGATACACTAACAACTTGCAACAGTTCTTCGGTAATTTGAATAACATCACCTGCAGAAATACCGTTAGAGTTATCAACTGTCAGTAAAGTCTTATTGCTGCCAAATCCAGCTGCATCAACAAAGAAAGCACAATTATTGCTACCAACATTACCACCAAGATTACCAAGAGGTACTGTGAGAATATCGCCATATTGATAACCAGAACCACCACTAGCAATCACAGCTGATTCTACATTGCCATTGGCGTTTGTTGTAACATTAAGAGTGCCGTGTACGACACCAGTTCTAGAGTCACCAAAGAAATCAACTGGGACATCATTAAATGTGGTGCTAGGAGTAAATCCTGTTCCAGCACCAATCAAACTAAGTCTTGAGAGACCAGAATCATTGATTGCTGTAGATCTCTCGACATTTTCAAGCTGAATAGTATGATACTTCTTAGTTTCGACGAAATAACGTTGTGTTGCAATTGAGGCATTAGGTTCGACAGTAACGATGACATCATCACCAACTGCAAGACCGTGAACCTTATCTCTAGTTTTAAGAACTGCAATATTATCTTCAATATTCAGCAGCTTAAATCCTTTAGATAAAGATCTAATACTGACAATAGTCGCAGCGCTGGGTCCAAGAGAAATGCCATCGCCAACAGTGAAATATCCAATATCTGTATAACTGGATCTGGGAATAGTGATAACTGTAATCCCATCCTCATCTAATGTTGTCGTTTCATTGGGGTTGGCAACCTGCAACTCGACCACAACAGTGTTTTTATCAAAAACGTTGCGTAAAACTTTACCAATAGCAGTTTCGTGCGCAACTCCGCCAGATTGAACTTGCAGAACAACTTCATCGCCAACATCGGCAACTACAGTATTATCAAATGTCAGATTATAGATTTCTGTCGTAGAATTGATATTGTCGGTTAAATTGAATTCGCCAGTAACGTTCTTGACAACAAAACGATCAATTTCCTCAATTTGACCAATTACTTGTGCAGTAGCACCTGTATTCTCTTGAGTAATCACAGTTTCGTGATTTAGGAACAAAGGAGCATTAGTAATCAAATAATTGTTCTTCGGAGAGTTACAGGACAGAGATTCAACTTCTTGACCTTGAATTTCATTAACAGCTGCAAATAAACCATCTCCACTATCATTAGTTGTATTATCAACGAAAACAACATCTTCATTTGTAAAATTAGCAGAAGATGAGTGAACTTCGATATTTGTGACAGGACCATAGTTTACGCCGCTAACTCTTGAGGTTAACAGCTCACCAGAAGACTCACTAGCATTTACACGGCGTCTACGGACTCTATTGGGCAATACAGACTGTCTGGCACCTTCTTTCCAGTTCTCTTCGACAGGAACGTTGTAAAACGCCTCTCCAACCGAATATGGGAACTGTGGAGTCTCATTTGAGTCTGTAGTCAAGAAATATGCATAAACACCATCAGGAAACTCGGGTGTCGTGCAGAAACGACCATTATTAGCGTCCAGGTCGCCTAAACGCTCAACATACTCATAATCGTTAACAAAACGACCTAATGAATACGTAGCTTCGCTTGGAGAGTCATTTCCACGAGTTGTCTTCAATCTCCAAGACGATTCCATCCTTTTGATGGTTGGAGAAGCTGCTGAAGTGTCTTGATAGGGATTGTCATAACCAAATGACCCGTAAATCGGATTTCCATCATATGCCCAACCCAAAATAGGAGAATGGGTTTTATTGGTCAGAGGGTTACCCTGACCATCCACATTATCGCTCCTCTGGATCTTCAGAGAGGTCGGAGCGATGATATGACCATATGCATTGCCATATGAAGCACTAGACGCCGTATAGACGATGCCAGAAGTGTTTCCGTTGTCTACTGTCTCGGAGAAGTAACTGTTAAACTTCCATTGAGTCAGATTTGCTCTTGCGCCTGCAATTTGGTGTCTAGGAGCAAGAGTAACAGTAGTAGTTGCCTCTTGATAGTCGAAACCGCCAGAAAGCTTCGTAAATCCTGTAATGGTGCCAGTATTAGCGTCAATTTGGCAAGTAAACAGCGCACCTTTACCTTTTCCGCTAGAATCGAAGATAAAGACGTTCGGAGGTTCGGTATAATCTTGTCCAGCGTCAATAACTTGTGCCAGTTGGTTAATAGACAGCGAAATACTTGCAATTTCGCCCTGAGAGATTACGGTAGTAAATTGACCACCAGAACCAGAGGTAATTGTAACTTCAGGGGGTGTAGAGTAACCAGAACCAGGATTAGTGACTACAATATTGGTAACTTGACCCAATCCATTGATTTCAGCGTAAGCTTCGGCAGCACCTTCGATATTAACAGTAGGAGGCACTGTATAGTTCCTACCAGTGTCTGTAATCTCGATATCAGTGATAGATCCATATGCTAACCCATCAGGAGACCGATGATTGAGCAAAGGAACGCCATTAATCAGAACACCGACTTCTCTATTAGTAGAATACTGTCTACCAGAAGCAGCTATAGGTTTTCTGGGAATAATTTTTAAATGTTCCTGATCTTGAGGAACTGCGGTGTTATCAAACGGTCCAATCGGGTATGATGGGAAACCAGATGATGCAATATAGTAATTTGTATCATCTCTGTAAATTGCAGAGACGTTTGACAGCAGTTTATCCTTAATACTGCTAGATCCGATGTTAGTAGGATCAAAAGCACTCAGCTTTGTGAAATCTTCGTTGACAATCCATTCATTAGTAAGAGGAAGGTCATCAAAGAACCCAGAAGACGAAAACTCGACCATATTGTCGAGAGCAATATACGGAATACCACCATCTTCGACATCAAAGACACTTTCATCACCTTCTTCGCCATAAACCAAAGAAGAGCTTTCTAATTCTAGTCCTTCGCTAGTAAGACCAGCGACAAGACCGTAAATTCTCAACTGAGTCTCTCTGGCAATGCCAAATTCGTCTTGATACTTGCCAGTAAGATTATTTTTAGTAAAACAGCGAACACTCTTTCTATGAGAGAAGCTTCTCTTGTTTGAAACTTCTTTAATGGCAGCATCACGCTCGGCAATGATAAATTGAGTCGCAGTCTTCGTGCTATAGGTGATTTCTTCTTCACCGATGACAACACGACCATCTTTTTCAGGAAAACCAATAGTGGAGAACACATCTATGCGATCTCCAGCTCCCGCATTCTGGGAAAGTGCATTCATTAAGAATGTACGACGGGCAATCGAAAATCTACCTTCTTTAGAACCAGGAGAAATGGTCAAAGTGTACAGTCTGCTGCCCTGGTACGGTTCACCAACGATATTGTCGATGATTGCAGTCGCAGCTGTCAGTTCTGGGTTATATGGGTCGGGAGTTTGTACAATTTCATTACCAACAACCTCACGAATGTCTCCAGAGATGACTTCGACCAGTAAAAGCTCTTTACTGTTCCAACCAGACTCCGAACTCTTGAAAACATTCTCTTTTGGATAGAAAATGTCTGGTTTGACACTAAAAAGAATCTGAAAAATGAATTCCAGAGATTGTGGCGTACCTTTGACTTGATAAAAGTCCTTAATACGCTTAACAAGCAAGTTTTTGTTGCTCTGGTCTCTAAGATACTGATATGGAAAACCAGAAGTGTACTGCTCTTCGTATTGCTTGATCAAACCTGCCAAAAGCAGGTTGCTCAGGTTACTAACTTCCGCAAATTGCTTGTGAACAGATGTACTGCTCTCGTGATATGAAATTTCATTGTATAAATCGCCAAGAGCTGTCTTTGCACTATACCCTCTGACGCAATTTTTAAATTCTGTAGCAGTTTTGGTCTCATACAGGAAAATTTCCTGATCGATCATTATCAGACCGTTCTTATCAGGAAATCCATCTGTCCTATTGACAACAATATCGATTCTATCGCTGCCATCAGCGATTTCTTGTTCCAAGAGGCAAGTCTTGACTAATACCTCTGGTGAAAATGTGTCAACATCGAGATACTTCTCGAAATTGTTAATAATATCAGTCGGACCTTCACTTAGCGCTAAAGCTTCATAATATTTCGACAGGAAATTCGTTACGAGGGGATAATCCTCGACAATAAAATCAGGAAGCTGATTTTCAATCAGAGCTGCGAGACTGGGACCTGCCATTTATCAGATTAACGATTCTTTTTGAATGAGGAAGACGCTACTTGTTAAATCAAGAGTTAAGTATGCTTCACGGAGTGCATAAATGTCTTTATTTTTAGGTTGAACACGAAGTTCAATCCTGTTATCATCATACGTTCCCTTGATTATATTTAACCGATTTAACATTACCTCTCCCTTGGCATAATCAACAGTTCCTTGCTGGGGATTCAGTACAAAACGGTCTTTTGTGGTAGCATCAATCTTATAGAGGTAGATATTTCCTATTTGATCGTCAGCTAAGTAAACAACATCACTAGGAAACTCTGCAATTACAAATCCTGTGCTCTGAACAGACGGATGAGTGCATCCAGAAGTGATTGTATTTTGATAACAAATTTCATATTGAGTAACAGTGTTCATAATAGGGAAGAAATCTTTCCTTAGAGTGACACTGGTCTCGTTAGATGTAATGGAATTGTTCGTAGAGTCAATAATACCAACAACACGACTATACTTAAAGCGACCGTTGAATTTTTCTAAATCAGAAGTCCCTTTGTATGTCTCTAGAGAACTGATAACACCAGCTTTCAACTGAGACTCATTAAGAGTTGTCTTAGACTGGTTGAAATAGACCTTAGAGTCCAATTCAACGTAAATGATGGAAGGATCGATAATTTCAGGGGTGACTGACACCACCGCATATTTCTTCAGTTCCTGTCCAATCAAGTTTTTTGTATATTGCGACAGCTTAGTCGCAAAACGAGGTTTAATTACAATTTTGACCTTCCCATATTCGGGAGGATCTGCTTCTTCTCCACCAAAGCAAACAATGTCAGCAATCGCAGGGTAAATATTACGGATAACGGATTCGTAGTCATCTGCGGTAACCGCTCGATTTTGCGCATTGAAAACTTTTGGAGCGTTTCTTTTAATACTATCGATTGATTCAAGTTCTTCTCCTCCTCCAGCAGCTGATACTGTGGTAAGTGTAATAGTAGGTGCATAATTAATGTTACCGACAGCATCCTCTAAAACGGCACCAAAAGTAAACACTCTTGCGGCGTTTGCATCTGAACCGTTAGTCGTAATATAAGAAACTTCGATGAAGTTATTAGTAGTAAGCTTAGTACCTAAGACTCCATCACCAAAAATGATCTCATATCTCTCATCTTCACCTTCTTGTATGAAAAAGATATTTGATGATCCATCATATCCAATGATATTAGAAGCTAACTGATATTCAGTAACATTTGTATTGTCCAGCGTTTCCCTAACAGTTACCTTAATCGTGCTGGTGTCAATATTTGGATTCCTCAAAATAAATCTCTGAGGAATAGCTGCATTAAAAGTAAAATTCTCGACTACGTAGTTGCCTTCCTTAATTTCAATATCATTGAAATTAGCAATGTCTCTAGAATCTACGCTTGCGACATAATCCCTTGCAGTAATGAAGGAATATGATACGCCATTAATTCTAGTGACGAATTGAGAACCTCTAGGAAGTTTTATGGTTTCTGGAATTTTTTGTTCGGAAGAATAATCAGCTTCCAGGTTGATGACAGCTGTAGGTGCAACAGTTGACTTGGGAACATACCCTATTTGCTTCGCCAGAGACACCACATTGTCCCTGAGAGTGGCGGAAGTAAGGAATGCTTCATTAACTACCATATTGGCGTTAAACGCCGTATAGTAAGTATTGTACGCAAGCAGATCAATCAGGGTCGAAAGCGTCGAACCTTCAAAGTCGTAATCGGTAAAATCACTGTTAGAGCGTAGATACTCTTTTAGTGATGTCTTTACCTGATCAAAGTCTAAATTTGCAACCTGAATGTATGACATTATCGAGTTCGTTCTAAGAAGAATTCTACTTCGCGTACCTGCACATCTGTTTCTATACCGATAATCTCAAACGCGATAACTACGTCGAAACCATTATTATCATAATTTAGATCAACATCGGCACGAACTAGATTTACTCTAGGTTCGTACTTGCGGATAACAAATTCTATCTCTTGTGATATTAGAGAAGCTGTAGCAGCATCGAGAGGTTCAAACAAAAGATCGGTAATATTACTACCGAGATCTGGTCTGTAAAACCTCTCTCCTTTACGTGTCGAAATAATATTGTACAACGCCCTTTTCACCGCAGCTTCACCCGTGGTGTTGAGTATATCCTTAGTTACAGGATTGATACCCATCGAGATGGATAAATCCTTAAATTTAACCTCTCTTGGCATTGTAGTTAGGGATCTTTAGTATGTATACTAGTTCTCGAACCTTTCTGTATAGTCAGGTTGGGGAACCTGTCTCTTTTTGCTCGCTTTTCTTAATAATGCGTCAGCTCTCTGATCGGTAATGAGTACCATACCAGATTTCATAAACTGGTCGCCATAATCTACAGGTGTCTTGCGAGGAATGGACATCAATTGTCTCCTAATGGTTTGCAGGAGAACTTTTTACGGGGTTCTATCCCGACGTTTTATTTAGTTGGACAAAAAAAGGGCGCATCAGCGCCCAGTCCAGTGATTGTTAGGTCTTTCCCACCAAAAATGGAGATCTTCGACTTCATTATCGTAAACATTACCAACAATATCGCTCTGAAACTTGCTATGAACGTTTTCGTAC